TGCTAGGCGCATCCGCACGGTGAGCACGTTGTCATCCCACGTGGCGTTATGGAAATAGATCCCGGCGGCGTATTCCTGATCTTCGTCGGCTGGGTTTTCCACCGGCTCATCCGGCCCTGTGCCGCCAGCACCCGGGCCGCTGATGCCGGGGTCGACAAACCCAGGCTCATTGGTGGGAATCTCAATCGGGCCGGGGTCAGGCGATGGCGCCGTAAAGGTTTCAGCCGGAACGGTGGTACTGGTGCTGCTGTTCACGTCGCACGAAACGCCCGTCTTGTTGCTGCTGAGCAGGATCCCTGTGCCGGTCGCTGCCGCCACGTCCATGGCAATCAGGCTGCGGCCTTCGCTGTCAATCGGAAAATGGCTGCACTCATACGAAACATTGCCCGCCAGCGTCTTACCGATCCGCTCCACTTGGTACAGGTAATCGTGGCTCGATGGCGCTGATCCGGCCGTCTGGCGCTCCAGTCGAACCCTCACAATGCTGCCCTCTGCCACCGCCGTGGAGTGCGATTCAGGCCGCACCTGGAACCGCAGGGTATGGGTTGACCGCAGCCGCCGCGACAGGATGTAGGCGCCGACCTTCACGGCATGGTGTTCGCTGGTGCAAAACTCTGATAGGTCGTGAGATTCGTAGGGGCCCAGCTCGGCCGTGCCGGCGTACGCCACCTCGCTGGTGCGGATGATGGCCACGTCGCTGCCCACTTCCTGCCGCCAAGTCATCAGGGCTACAAACGGCTGGCGATCCGACAGGCTGCTGTACTGCAGCTGTTCGCTGCCGGAAATGATCAGATCCTCGGTGAAGAGGTAGACCCAGTTGATCGGGTCGGTGTTGATCGTGTGATCTTCTCTGGTCGGCAGCAGCGGACGGAGCGCAGTCTTGCCAGCCTTCTTGCCTTGGCCCAGCAGGAAGTACCGGGCCCAGCGGGTCACGAAGTCCGCCAAGTTGGAGCTCTGCTGGACCCAGGTGTTGCAGCGGAACGCGTTGGCCTCCAGGAAGTTGGCCGCGGCCTCCATGCCGTCCAGGTCGATCAGCGCATCAGGCACCCGGCGGCTGCGGCGCCAGGCCAGCAGCACCAGATCTGCGAAGTTGTCAGACGGCCCAATGACGCTATCCGCCAGTCGCTGCAGCCGGTAGCCGCCGCGCACGAATACGTGAACCTGCCGGTTCCACTGGTCAAACCCATCAGGCACCGTGACCTGAAACGACAGCGTGGAGATGTCGGGGTAATTCCCGATCGATCCACAGAAATACGGCGCCTCGGGCTTGACGAATCCCGGGCGAGCCACGATGGCGTTTTCGGGTGTCCACGTCCCCGCCCGGCGGTTGTAGGTCTGCGAGAACGACCCGACCCGACAGGCGCGCTGGAACACGTCGCGCACCTGGATTGAATCGATCTGCCCTTCGCTCAGGACCAAGTGGTAGAACGCCGTGACGTTGTTGCTCAGGTCGTTCTCAAACCGGGCTTCGGTGGCGCCAGGCGAAATGAACACCCCGCCGGCGTCATCCCGGCGGCGGCCAAACACGATCGGCACCGGTTCACCCAGGCGGATCGCCCGCTGCGGCGAGTCGAGCTGGCTGTCACCAGCCGCGCCCCGCTCTGTCTCAGGGGTGGGCACCTTGCCCGCCTGGACCGACAGCAGGGCCAACGGGTCGGCAACGCGGATCCTCATAACCTGCACCCCTTGCCCATGATCGCCGTCGTGAACACTCTCGGCGGGAACTGCGCACCGACTGGGCTCAGGGCGCTGCCCAGCTCAATCGAGACGTTCGTCAGGCTGCCGCCACCGCCCACCACCTGCCCGGTGAACTGCCCGATCAGCGTCTGCCCCGCCTGCGGGGCATCGTTGCCCTGCGAGGGCTCGAACTGATACAGGCGCAACTCAGCAATCCGCCCACGAAAGATGGCCGCATCAAACGCCTGCACGATGCGGGTTGTGCCGGGGGCGGAGATGGTGACGCCCGACTCGCTGCCGGTCAGCCCATCGGTGAAGCCCTCGGCGATGAACGGCTGATACTCCCAGGTCTGGGATTCCCAGCTGACGGATCCGGCCCAATACGAATGCCACCGTTCAACGGTGACGCCGCTGGCCTCGAAGATCCTCAGGAACTGCGCGATGGCCATCAGGCGCCCCTCAACACGATCCGCGCCTGCGGCGTGCGCAGGGTGCCGATCAGCTGATCCGCCAGCTGCTGCAGGCCCTGTTCGTAGTCTTCCATGCTCACCCAGCGGCTGCCGTCCTGTTGCTGCATCACCGGGCCGGTGCGAACGTTGATCTGTGTCGTGCCGGTGCGGCTGGGGGCGGTGGAGCCGCTGGACGGGATCACGCTGGCGCCTCTGGCGCCGACCAGGAATCGGCTAGAAGCGGCCTGCATCTTGCTGGCAGGAATGATGTACTCATCCTCTCCGCCGTCGCCCACCATCGCCAAGGTGGGGCGATCGACCACGGCACCCTGAGCGAAGGCGGGGACGGCAACGTAGCCGAGCTGGGGAATGTCCGGGGCCACGGGGATGCTGTTATATCCACGGATTACATAATTCACCTTGTCAATCAGGGAGTTGATCCCGTTGGCGATGAATTGCAGCACGCTACGAAACACGTTGCGGATTACATTGATAACGTAGGTCCAGACACCTACCACCCGCTCACGCACGGTTTCCATGGCGCGGGGGAGGAACTCGGTCAGGGCCGTCCAGGTGTTGCGGATTGGCTCGACCAGGTACGTGTTGAATGCTTCGCCCATGGCGTTCCACACGGCCACCACGGCATCCCGCCACGTCTCCACAATGCCCTGCAGGGTGGAGAAATCGCCGCTCCAAATCTTGCGCACCTCAGCGCCCCAGGCCTCAACGCCTCGACCGATCAGTTCCAGGCTGGCGGGAACGATGCTCGCCACACCGTTCCACAGCGCCTTCAGGCCGTCGCCGACTGCGCCACCCAGCCACCCGAAAAATTCCATGATCGGCTTGCGGAACGCAACCGCCATGGCCACCACGGCGGCAACGGCCAGGACAGTCCAGCCGACGGGGCCTGAGAAGAACGCCAGCAGGGCGGGCACCATTGTGCCGGACAGGAACCCGATAAATCCAGTCAGTGCGGCGATGGTCCCCGGGATGAAGGCAATAAATCCCTTGGCGAAGTTGATGAACTGCAGAGCAGTTAGCCCGATCACCACGGCATTGAGGATCGGGCCTAGCGGGCTGGCTGCAACGCCTAGCAACGTGAACGCTGCAGCCAGCAGTCGAATCGGGCCAGGCAAGCCAGCCAGTAATGCCAAGCCCGAAATCCACTTGGTAGCAGAGAAGATTGCCACAACGCCACTGATAGCGCCAACAAATGAAACTATGGAAGGCACCACATAACCAAACGCCACCAAACCGGCAACAGCCCTGATCACAGGCTGCAACGCTTCAACCAAGCTAGCGGCGGCCTTGACGACTGTCGTCAGCGGCGGCAGCAAGGCCGCGAGCGCTGGCAGGAAGGCTTCGCCCAGCTCAATTCTTAGCTGAGTGAAAGAATTATTGAGCAACTTGATTTGATTTTCTGCAGTTGCGCTTCTAGTGGCGTATTCCCTAAGAACTGAACCCGCTGCTTTGGTTTCTTCATTGGAAAGCGCGAGGATCCTGTCAAGCTCGCCTATATTGTTGATCAATGGAGACAGCGCCCTAGCCTCATCACCAAATAGGTCGCTGATGACAGACAGCTGCTGCGATCTTGGCAAGTTGCTGATTTTGTTCAGCACTTCGGTGATAGTACCAATCGCGTCTTTCTCCATTCGATCGGCAAACCCTTGGGTTGACGCTTTGGCCAGTTCCTCGCCCGTAGTCTTTGCGTTGGCCTTGGCATCCTCGACAAATGACTTCTCGGCATCCTGAATTGCCTTAAACCGATTCTCGGCTGTGGCCTTCTGGCTGTCTAGGAATGCCTTTTCCTGGCCTTCGATCAAATTCAGTCGCTCAGCGCTTGCCCTGAGCTCCAGCTCTCGGCGGTCGTCCAGCTGGTCGCGGACCTGCTGCTGCTGATCGCGCTGCGAGCGGCGCAGCACGGTTAGCTCTCGATCAAGCTGATCTCGCACAGTGTCAATCCGCGCCTCATAGGCATCACGGATTCGGTCCACTGCAGCGGTGGCGTCCGTCTTCTGGGCTTGCGCGATTTTCTGAATACGATCAATCTCGTTTCTCTCTTGCCGCTGCAACGCCTTGACCTGCGCGTCAGTGCGATCACGGAGGGCGTCTTCCTGCGCCTTGGCCTGATCTTCCCAGCCGTCCTGCAGCACTGTCAGCTCATCGCGGAATCGGCGGTTGATCTCGCGGCTCAGACGGTCGGTTTCGTCGCGGGCGATCTCAATCCGGCGGTCGCTTTGCTCCTGGGCTAGGCGGAGCACCTGATCCTTCTGCGATCTGGCAGCGTCTACGCGGCGGCGGCTTGCAGTCTCAGCCTCGCGCGTCAGCTCGGACTCAATCTGCTTTGAGCTGGCCATCTCATACCCCAGCCGGCGCAGGGCGTCTACCTGGCGCTCGGTCATGGATGGGCCACGACTGAGGGCCTTGACCATATTGTTGAAGCTGGTAGCGGCAACCTCTGTTTCAAACCCGGCTTGCGTCATCGCTGCGCCAAATGCAGCTGTTTGCCCGGCTGTCAGCCCAGCCATCTGGCCCATTGCGCCCGCCCGCGTCATGAACTCCACCAGCTGGGACGCAGAAGCCCCGGTGCTGTTCTCTAGGTAGTTCATCATGTCGGCCAGCGCGGCCACTTCTTCATTCGACAGCCCCAGCGAGACGCGCAGCCTGGCCAGCGACCGACCGGCTTCCTCTGCCGTCATCTCAAAGGCGGTTGCAACCTGGGCCACCAGAACAGCAAAATCCCTTAGCTCTTCTTTAGCGATGCCCGATGCGCCGGCCGCGGCGTAGATCGCAGCGAATCCTTCGGCCGCGATTGGCATCTGACTGGACAGCTCCAGGATTTCAGAGCTGATCTGCTGCAGCGCGGCGGGTGTCTCCAGCCCGTCCACCACCTTGCGAACGTCGGCCATGGCAGATTCAAACCTGACCGCCGCCATGACGGACGCGCCAATTGTTGCCGTGAGGCCGGCCACCTGAACGGCAGAAGAAATCCAGCCCTTTTTGGCCTCCTCTGGCGCCTGGGCAAAGGCTTCTCTGGCTAGGCCGCTGGACTGGCTCAGAGAGTCCAGATTGTTGCGCAGTGCGCCTATCTCTTGCGTTCCGGTAACCTTGGCCGCGATCCTCAGGACCGCCTCCATATTCATGG